TGAGAAGATAAAATGAAACTATATGTAACAAGTGACATTCACCTTGAGTTTGGTGATTGTGTTATTGAAAACACGGACAATGTGGATGTGTTGATCCTCAGTGGCGATATCATGATTGCTCAGGACATGCACGACCATTCAGAAGAAAGCCTACGTGCAGGCATTGTAACTGAGAGCCTAGGAGCCCGTCAAGCACAAGCAGTACGCTTTCGTGAGTTCTTGACTCGTTGCAGTGATAACTTTCCACATGTGATTTATGTTGCTGGCAATCATGAGTTCTATAATGGCAAATGGCCTGCCGGCATTGATTACTTGCGTGAAGAGTGTGCAAAGTTCCCCAATGTGTACTTCATGGAAAACGACAGTAAAACCATTGATGGCTACACATTCATTGGTAGCACACTATGGACTGACATGAACCGAGGTGATCCTATCACATTGTATCATATTGCAGGCATGATGAATGATTACAGAATCATTCGCAACAGTGATCATGGGTTTAGGAGATTAACACCCGAGGACACTGCTCTTCGTCATCGCACCAGCTTGGGATATATTCAAACAATCATCGAAGGCCGGTTCGACGAAAAGTTTGTGGTGGTGGGACACATGGCACCTAGTAAATTGAGCACCCATCCTAGATATGCAGATGACACCATGATGAATGGTGCATACAGTTCTAGTCTAGATGACTTTATCATAGATCACCCACAGATCAAATTATGGACACACGGACACACCCATGAAGATTTTGATTACATGGTTGGCAGTACTCGCATTGTATGTAATCCACGTGGGTATATCAACTACGAAGAAAGAGCCAACACATGGCAACCAAAACTAGTGGAAATTCAATAAACCATCCACATGTGACAAGAATTACTTGGGCCAGGGTTCCTAAATGGAATGAAATGTGTGCCTGGGCAATTGAGCATTTTGGGTTACCTGGCAATCGATACACCACACATGCAACAGAACATTACATGGAATGGATGTTTGACAGCATCGAGGATCAATTATTTTTTACTTTAGCATGGGGCAATGACCAATGAATTTTGAAGAAACAACAATGTGGCAAAGACTCAGCAACGGTGATGCCAACTATTACACCAGGGCCGCTGAACCCGAGCGCACTGCATTCCGTGTTTGGCTCAAACAACTGCTACAAGAGCGATTAATCACAGTGGAATTTGAAAAAGCAGATGGCACAGTTAGAACCATGGTTTGTACCTTAAACGAAGCTGAAGGCGCTAAGTACATAGTAAATGAAACCCAGGGAGATACCCCTGTTTCTAAAAAGAAAGCCAACGATGATGTGTGTGTGGTCTGGGACTGTACGCAAAACGCTTGGCGTAGTTTTCGTTGGGATAGACTAAAAAGGATTGAATTCTCAATTGGCTGACAAAATTAAAACAATCACTGTGGTTGGTGGTGGCAGTGCAGGCTGGATGACGGCCTGCTATCTTGCCGCACAACACAAATGGGATATTACTCTTATTGAAAGCAAAAATATACCCATTATCGGAGTCGGTGAAAGTACAATCCCCGGACTCAACGACTTTTTACAAGTGGTTGGGTTAACTGAGCAAGATCTTTTTCAAGAATGCAGTGCGGTTAGAAAGTACGGCATACAGCACAATGACTGGAGTGAGCCCGGCAGTAGCTGGATGCATATGTTCTGTCAAGATGAAAGCCAACTTGAAGAACAGTTTGCCTGGATGAAGGCAAACGTTGTACCGGACAAAAAGCATCGCTGGGCCTATCATCTTGATGCCACTAAACTGGCTGGGTTATTGCGTGATCGTTGCGGTATACCGCTTGGTGTAAAACATGTGATTGACGACATAACAACTGTGCAAACTTCAAGCCAGGGTGTGGAGTGCCTAATTGGGACTCAAGGGCAGTATCAATCGGATCTTTACATTGATTGCACCGGCTTCAAGTCCTTGATTAGATCAGCAATTGGGGCAACCTACAATCATCACAACAGCTTGATCAACAACTATGCCTTGGCCGGACCCGGTGAGTATCTGCCCAATGAAACTCCACTGCCTTACACACAGACATATGGCATGGATCATGGTTGGCGATGGAGAGTGTGCTTGCAACATCGAACTGGTAACGGATATGCATTTAACAAAGATTTGATCAGCATAGAACAAGCACGAGCCGAGTTTGTTGCCAAGACACCAGGATTGTTGGTAGATAAAATATTTGAAGTTCCAATTGAAAACAAGTTTAATCCTGAGCCCTACAAACAAAATGTGGTTTCAATTGGACTCAGTTGTGGATTCCTGGAGCCCTTGGAAGCCACAGGCTTGTTCTTGGTACACGGCATGTTGGGAACACTGACTCGGGTAATTGATCATCCAAGAGCGCATGACAAGTACAATCGTATATGGATGATGGTTTACAAAGACATCAGTGACTTTTTAAGCATGTTTTTTAACACCAGCAAAATGAATCACACCCAATATTGGCAATCATTTGACAAAGTAAATGCAGTGGTCAAACCAAATTATGCTCAATTTCTTTTTAGTGAGTACAATTACAGGATGTTTTCATCAGGCATGAACATTCCATTAACAAATTAATAAATGGCTAAAGAAGATTCTATAAAATTAGAAGGCAAGGTAGTTGATGTTTTGCCTAATGCTATGTTTCGTGTCAAACTTGACAACATGGAAAACCCTATAACCGGGATTATATCAGGTAAAATGCGCCAACACAACATCAAGATATTGTTGGGAGATCGAGTCGAAGTAGATTTTTCACCCTATGATCTAACACGTGGACGTATTACTCGTCGCAAATAAATACACGATGGAACTACGTGACTCAATCAATCTTGTGGAAGCAAGCACTCGGCCAGCCAAGCTGGAAACAACCCCGCTACCTTACAGCGAAAAAGAACTTGAACCTGTGATGAGCAGGGCCACCATTGACTATCATTACGAACACCTGGCCAAAGGCTACGCCCAACGCTATAATCGAGGAGAAGGTAATGCGAATTTTAATCGTGCTGGCAGTTTTTTACACAATAAGTTCTTCCCTCAGCTTCGGGCTCCTAAACCCACCAATCGTCCCCGTGGCGCAGTGCTGGCCTTAATTGAAGAAAAATTTAAGACCTGGGAAGATTTCAAAGTAGCCTTCAAAGAAGCAGCAATGAAGATCCAAGGAAGCGGTTGGGTATATTTAAGCACTGGTGGTGATATCAAAACCATTGCCAACCACGCAGTACGCACTGACATCTGCATGATTATTGACTGGTGGGAACATGCCTGGGCACTAGATTATCAAAGCGATAAAGAACGATATCTAGACAACATGTGGAAGATTATTAACTGGGACGTTTGTAACGAACGTCTATAAAAAAGGCTATTATGAATTTAGACAACAGCGCAATCACCAAGCTTCGGGACATTTTAGCTGAAGAAAAAAACCCAAACCTCATGCTACGAGTTTTTGTGCAAGGTGGCGGATGTAGCGGCATGAGCTACGGATTTACTTTTGACGAAGAAAAGAATGAAGATGACTTTGATTTTGCCTACGAAGAAGTCAAAGTTGTGGTAGACAGCATGAGCATGCAATATCTACAGGGCTCAGATATAAAGTATCAAGAAGATGACATGGGGTCTCAATTTGTCATCAACAACCCCAACGCTGAAACCTCCTGCGGTTGCGGCAGCAGTTTCAGCCCCAAAGTCTAACAGTTCACTGACTTAGGTGATCTGTTTTGATTTCCCGAACAGGACTGCCTACCAGCATGGCAGTTTTGTTTTTTAACGCAACTCTCTTGTTGTTGTGATCTCTTATTTTTATTGCTCGCCTGCCAATTTCTTCAAGGCTGAGTTGATCTTCTACCCCTGACTTTAGTTGCCATTCAAGGTCCCACATCTGATTGTGGATCTCCGTCATTAATCTAATATTTTCTTCAAGCTCAGGGCTTGATTCAATATTTTTCCACCGTTCTTCGTACCAATCAAGTTCAATTTGATTGGCTCCATTTGTTCGCTGATGCTTGATTCTAGCAATGCATAATCTATCTATAAGTTCTAAAATTGGGAAAAACTCCATATAAACCTTTCTGTTTTTTAATTTAGCTAAGTTTTATACTGTGTAAAAATATACATGGTGGGACAACTGCTCGATCCGGTAAATACTGGGATACAAGGACACAGTTAAATGCCTACTGGAAATACCCAACAACAAATAAATTACGGAGCTTCTGCCAATGATGGGCAAGGCGATCCCTTGCGCACAGCATTCATCAAAACTGATGAGAATTTTGACAATATCTGGCTAGCTGGTCCTGCAGGATCCAATGTAAGAATAACCAACAACACCATTGGGGTCATTGATACAAATGGTAACTTAATACTAAGCCCCAATGGTATTGGCATAATCCAAACCAATAATCATGTTGTTCCCAGACTGAATAAAACCTACGATTTAGGATCGGCTAATTTACAGTACCGAACTGTATACGCAAATTCGGCTACATTCCAAGCACTCAGCCTCCCTGGGGATCTATCAGTTGGCGGCAATCTCACAGTGCAAGGCAACATTATACAAGTTGGTAACATTGTCACTGAAACATTGACTATACAATTGGCCAATGCTGCCACCACAGCCAATGCTGCCAACGGTTCAGGTATCACAGTGGGTGCTAGTGACAACATTGCT